GCATGCCAAGGCCGCCAATAATCATCTCGATAGTCGTCATGGTTTATCTCCGGGGTTAATGCCTGCCTCTATCTGCTGCTCCTTGATATCCTTGTCGGATGCGAGCTTTTTAGCTCCAAGGTAACCGGCAGTGCAGAAGCCGAAATAGAGACCGAAAATCACATCTGATAGCGTGCCCTGGTATGCCTGCCAGCCAACTGCGCAGCTGCAGACCAGAAACCCTAACGCCGCCTGCGTCCGGCTCAGCGATATCGTTCCGGCGCTACCACGCAGCATACTGAATACATCCATCAGATGAGGCCTTTGTAAATGTCGTAGTTACCGGAGCGCATCACTTCAGCGTGGCGTCGGGCGCGGTTAGGCGTCTGGCGAGCCCATTTGCTGTTCAGCATGCCGTTCGCAGCTTCGTCGAACTTACCTGCGGCGATCATTGCCAGGGTGTTTTTGAAACCTGCCAGCCCGGCAATGCCCATCTGATACGCCATCGAGTAAAGAACGTCAGCGCGCGCCGGGTTGCATTGCTGCAAAGCTGCATAGACAGAAGGTGTAGCAGTGCACTGTGCAATCACTTTGTCAGTGAAGACTTTGAGCCACACATCGCCAACCTTGCGCGGCACGGTGAAGGTGTAATTGCTCAGGAGCGCGCCTTTCGGGCCAATCTTGATACCGCCGGCTACAGTCGGGTAACCCTCAGTGTCGATATACGGTTTTTCGCGATAGCCTTCCTCGTAATTGAGGATCGAAACAATCTGGCTCATTTCTTCTCTTCCTCAACGAGTGGCTTCACTTTATCCGCTGTTTTCTCGGCGGTGCGCTCCGGGAGTGAGTCAAGCTTCTTCTGAAGCGTTCCGACTTGATCAGCAAGGTTCTCGACCTTTTGGTCGCGCTTATCGGCGACCTGTCGGTACTCTTCCCGGATTTTGTTATTTGAGTAGTTAAAGGCGATGGTCATGATGCTGCACATCGCGCAGACAATCAGCAGCAACGCGCCGATCATCAGCCTGCCTTTATGGCTTTCAATGAAGCCCTTTGCTTTAGCTTTCATCGCGATCTTCCTCAAGTTTGGTAAGCATCGCGCTTACCTGGCCCCGGAATTCTTCATCGCGTCCGGCCTGTGTAATGGCAATAAGCATTCGCAGAGAGCTTTTGATGATGCGGATGTCGCTTTCGAGGTGCGAAATCCTCTGAAGGTCTTTCTCTCTGCGCTCTCTCAATTCGTTGTTCTCTTGGCGCAGCTCGTCGTTTGTTGCTTTAAGGAGAACGACCTGCTCTTTGTAGTGAGTGATTACCTCACCGCCCGCCCTGTTGTTAGTAATGGATGATGCGATCAGCGCGGTGAGTGGCTTCCAGAAAAGCGCGACCGCACCGCCACCGAATAACACAGCGGCAATGCTTGTGATTAAGGAGTTCTCCATCAGACCGTTCCAGCTGCGCGTGAAAAATAAAAGAGCGCCGTGACACTGGAAGATGGGGAAATCCAACGGCGCTGAAATCGCCATGCGGCGTAATGTGAGGGTGTGGCAATGTCGGCTATTCTGCCGAAGATACCCTGGCTGGGTTTGGCGTGTGGTGGCCGGTGCTGATCTCCGGCTTTGTCTGGCATCGTGTGCCCCAAGACTTTTCTCCAGAGATAGCGCAGTCCTCATTAAGGGGATGCCGTCTCTAGCGCATCAGCCTGCGCATTCACCACAATTTGGCAGCCCCGGAAGGAGTCGAACCTTCTTCACTCGGTTTTGGAGACCGGCGATCGCCCGGCGTCGTGGCTAAATTTGGTGGGCCGTGAAGGATTTGAACCTGTCTACCCTTCCCTTATGAGGGGACCGCTCATACCAAATGAGCTTCCGGCCCTTATTTGGAGCATCTGGCGGGGATCGAACCCGCATCTTCTGGTTGGAAGCCAGACGTAATTCCCAAACTACGACAGATGCAGAATTGGCGGGACAGGAAGGATTCGAACCTTCGACCATTCGGTTAACAGCCTAACGCACAACCGCTGTGCTTCTGACCCTGAAACGAAAAAGCCCCAGCGGGATGCTGAGGCTTATTTTGTGCTTACTGTTGGTCTATCTCTTCTTGCCGCCGATATATTTTTGGCAGCATATCAAAGTAGACTCAAATATGGCCTAATTAATTGACTTTTGCAATACCTTGCTGCGAAAAAGTCGCCTTTTGTTGTGATCTTGTTCTCACAGTGTTCAACAGAGAATCGCCGTCAAGGCGCTTAAAGATGGTGCACATGGCGCGCCAGTAATCAGCATAGTTGTGGCTCCAGTTGTCCGACTTAACGCCACACAGGGCGGCCAGGTCTTGCTGCTGATAAACTTCACGCCCTGCCAGCTCTGCTTTAACGTCCTGCGCTGCCAGCCAGATAAGCGCCTGCAGCCGTTTAATCGTCTTGCCGGCAACCTTGCGCGCCCCCAACTGCGCTTTGAACTCATCCCATGCCCACTGAGTGATCGCCACCTGGTATTCGAACCGGAGGTTTTCGCTGTAGCTCCACATCAGCCAGGCCAACTGGTGCTCATCTAGCGACATAAGTGCGCGCCTCCATGAGGCCGTACCGAATTCAACCGGGCTGACCAGGGCTATAGATGAACCTTTAGCGCGGGACTGCTGGCCGGGGATCGGCGGGCTGGACGGATTAACCATGCGCCCGGTTGCCGGGTCGGTGATTTTCTTACGCCCACGGCTGCGCGCCGTCGCTGTGAATTGCGCGTTCTCGACAAACGCTACCAGTTGCCCTTTCGTCGCCCCGCTCAGATCGGCAGTCGCCACCATGAGTTGCTCACGCACGTACTGCAAATATTGATGTTTCATGCTGCTGCTCCTGCTGGCTTTTTGGACTTCGCCTTGCGGCGCTCACTGTTGCGTATGATGGTCTGTGTTGTGTTGTCGCCTGGTTGTCCACGTGGGTGCCGGTACTGTCCTTCTGCACGCAGCAGGCTATCGCGCTCATATCTATCGAATGACTCTCTGCTCACGCGGCGTCCTCCTGCTTCATTGCCTTAAGCTTTGCCCGGTACTCGTCGCGGATGCGGATGTAGTCCTCGCGTTTCCATTTCGGCATTTCATGCGGTCCCATCAGAACATCAAAGCGCGCCTGGCCGATTTTGGCGATCAGCGCCGGTCGGTATGCAATCAGGTTTCCTGAAAGGTGGTTGTTACACGGGGAACACTGGCGATGACAGTTGTCTTCGTTGAACCGCAACTCGGGGTTGGCGCCAGTCGTGCGGAAGTGTCCGGCGTGATACTGGCCTTCATGGTGTCGGCCGCAACTGATGCATGAATCTTCACGGTCGCGGTACCGGATGAAATCATTAAATGCCTGCTGGGCTTGTTTGACGAAGTAACTGATTTTCTTCACAGCATGGCGGCGTTCGGCCTGCAGTGCCCGCTGCTCTTTCAACTCCTGAAGCTGGCGCTTCTTCTCAGCCCGCAGAGTCTCAGCGCGTTTCTTTGCTACCTGCTCTTTGCCAACTACAGTAGCGCACTCGTAGCAGCAGACGACCTGCCCTTCGCGTACCGGGTGGAACCACTCTCGGCAGTGGGTGCACTTACGGCGGGATGGTTTACGCATGGCGCCTCCTCGCGGCCAGGCGCAGCCACTTCTGATCGACGAGACGGGCGGTGTAGCCCTTCAGTGTTGGGATTTCGGAAGGTGCAGGAGCAGCCTTACGGCGGCGCGCCGGCATGCGGAAGATTGAGCACTCAATGACTTTAGCGAGAGGACTATGCATCATGCCTCCTGCTTATCGCGCAGCTGCTGAAACTCGCAGCCGGACGGGATAGTCACTGCCAGACCGAACTGGGCGCACCAGGCTTCGACCTTGCACATGAAGATATGCATCTCACCGGTATCGAGGCGGGAAGTATGTCTAGGTTCCCAGGTGGTTTCTTTGGTTCCGGTGATGAAGTCGGTATAGGTTACCTCTTCGCAGCCAAGGTAAGTCTTTTTGAGGTTGCGCTTAACCCATTCCGGCGTTGCGTCGGTGCGACCGGAGTTGATGAGGTACTCGCTGATCTCCCCCATCCACATATGAAAAAGTGCGTTCTGAGAGAGGCTGCGCTTCTCGCGCCAGGGTTTGACCTGAAGGCGGAAGCACTGGCCAGCATCCAGCAGCGGCTGAATCTGCTGACCGATGGCGGCGAAGTTGCCGCGGTGAAGTTTGATGCCGTCTGATGGCAGGTTCATACGGCCTCCTTAACGGAAACCGCAGAATACAGAAAATCGCAGGTGCATTTCTGCATCTGTGACAAGGTGATTTGCTCGTTGTGTGTGCGCATAACGTCCCCGTTAGCGCAAAGGTACCGCCGGGGCTCAATCCGGCGGCATTGATATTATGGCGGGTTGATAATGCTAAATCAATGTTGCTTGACGTTTAGTTTCACGGCGTCGAATGGGTTAGGCATCATTGCAATCCAGTAATTTTAGATAAGAATTTTCCAACCTTTGAGCTATTACTGAACCCGTGACTGCCAGTAAAAAGCCACTGAATTGGTATTGTCAGTATGAAAATCGGCACAAACCACAACTGGTTTATCCGTTGCCAAATTTTTACATCACCATCAGGCGACCATGAGTTGTCGACGACGGTATAGGGGTGAAATCTATCGTCGTACTCCCCAACCAGTAATTTTGCTACTTTCCAGTGCTGCTCAACACCTTCTCTCTCCAGCATTAAGTCCAGCTCGTAAATGCTTAGCGTTTTTTGCCATCCGCGTTTATAAATCACCTCACACCTCCTGCTCAGGCGCTGCCGGGAGTGGCATCCAGTGCGTCACGCGGCCAGTAAGGGCTTTGTCTGACCACTCGTCACCATTCCAGGAGCAGTTCCACTGGTAATGGCTTTTGCCGAGGCTATTTTGCTCCTCAACATAGCACCAGTATCTGCCGCCTTCTTCCGGCATACGCTCGCTGCACTTAATCCATCCGGTTACATGCCCGGCTTTGAGCATGGCGGCGCGGCAACCGTCGTAGGATTCTTTCATTGCCTCACGCACCCAGCCAACAGGTTGTTGATTTGTGCGCTGACACCATTCTTCGAAAGTTGGCACAGCAACCAGCGCTGGCTTCGCAGCTTCAGTTTTCCATCCGTGGTACCACATAAACGCGCAGTAAGCCGCTACGTCGCGCGGGTCTCCCTTGACGATATGCTGATGAAAATGCGCCTGGCAGTGACTCGGCCATCCGTCCTGTTTCCAGTCTGCGTCGTAGCCGTATTTCAACTGCGCTTTGTATAGCTTCTCTGCTAGTGCGGCGCAGAAATCAGCGACAAGCTTCTGCGTGTCCGGATGTAGTTCACCAGGCATCACCGGCGATGGCGGTGCGGCGTAGAGTATGCGACCGGTTGAACCGTTAGCCGTCAGATACTCATACTGCTCCCTGTCAGTGTCGTACCAGTTCATATCCCAAAGTTGATACACCGGCTCGCTGTCCATTCCCGCCAGCAGCATGCGGGCCATTTTCACCAACTCCCAACACTTTATTGAATCAAAGACTTCATCGGCATCGCATGGCTCAAGACCTGCTGCGTTAACAATTTCTTCCAGCCGCTCCCGGC